AATGAACTCATAGCAAAATCATAACGTGCTTTAATGTGCGGTTCCATTTCCATTATAGTCATCACTTTCGTAGTAGAAATTCTCACCTCTATAAAGTCCAAAAGTTATAGTAAGAAGAACAAATGGAATTGATACCCACAGTAAGACAGTGCTTAGCATTTAACGTTACCTGGTGATAAGGATTGGAAAATTTTTGAACAAACATTAATAGCACCAGGTGCTCCATATACACCAGAGAAGATATAGGATATACCCAACTTAGAACAATACTTTTCAAGTTCCTGACATTTTGTTATGTCGCTGGTGCTATGATCAATAATAATATCACCCTCCTCAAGTAAAGGTAGCAACTCATCAAGTGTGTCTTCTGCCTTTTGCTCTGGGAGTGTAATCTGAAAGATGCCAGGAATTCTACCAGCACTAGTGTATTGCTTACTATCAGATTTAACTGCTCGAACAAGATACTCTAGTGAAGTTACACACCCACTAATGTATCCTGCTTCATATTGTCCACAGGCATTCTCATAGTTAGTGCTACTATAACCCCAGACTTCAATACCTTTTTCGATCATACGGCGGGCCATACCTTCACCAGTACGACCTAACCCAATCATTCCTATTTTCATTTTAAACCTTAATAGAGTTCTTCCTCTGCTTCTGTTTTGACAACGCAATCAGAAGTTGGATATGAAACACATAGTAGTGCAAATCCTGCCTCAATTTGATCATCATCCAAGAATGATTGATCACTTTGGTCTACAGTGCCACTCAAAATTTTACCTGCACAAGAAGAACATGCGCCTGCTCGACAGGAATAAGGAGCATCAATACCTGCTTCTTCTGCTGCATCTAATATGTACGAATCGCTTTCACACTCAAAGGTGCTCTCTGTCCCATCAGGGAATTTAAACGTGATGTTATGTGTCATGGTTTAGTTTACGTGAATAATTCCGGTCATACCTGCTCCCTGATGAGGACCACAGAAAAAGTTATAATCTCCAGCATCAGCAAACAAAATGTCTTGTGATTCGCCAGGACTAAACATTAGTGATTCTCTTGAGAGATCAGCACGACCTTCAACAATAATGTTGTGTGGAGGTAACATATCATTTACAAAATGTATAGTTTCACCTGCATTAATTGTAACATCAGATGGATCAAAAATCAAGTTCCCACCAGAACCCATCGTAATATCAACTGCATATGCTGTCTTTGGTAAGAAAAATACCATAGCAGATATGACAAGAATAATTACGCCGCTAATAAACTTCATATGAGTATTTGCAACTACACTATCTATCAATTATATCGTCTTTATACTTATGATTTGTCTGGACTTACTGACTTATTAAATTTAACAATCAAAGGTTAATTTTCCAATCAATAATATTAAGATGTCGTGTAGGGATTCTCACTCTACTTTCTTTTCGTTCTTCTACTTTTTCTACAAGTTCTATGTCACCCGGACCACAGTTAGCCTTTAATTCATGTAGACGCATTGGCATCCCTGGTACAGCAATGACGGGGGAACATGCGATAAGAAACTCAATCATTTGAAATTACCATAATCTTTTTATATTTAACAATCACTAATCATAGAATTAATAGTTGATCCTGCTTCTGATCCAATTTTTTGACCTAAAAGTAATGCCCAACCACCGGCTAACCATCCAACATAAGGAATACTAGCAACAGCAGGAACAGCAACACCAGCAGCAATAGCACTACCTGCCATCACACCTTGTGACCGTGCTCCAGCGTCCGCCACGATGCACTCTATGTCTTTCACAGACTTTCCCTCGGAATCTACTCCAGCGCCTCCCATATTCCGGGTGCCTTCCATAGTGAACTGATCACTACGATACTCACGACGGTTCTCATATTTCTTACCACCAAAGAAACCACTTTGATTTTTTTCAAGGTCTAAAGATTTCTGAGACTCAAGGATAGCAGGATCGTTTGCTTTGTATTCGATACTGTAACCCTCCTTACCTGCTTCTATTTTATAAGAAGAGTATGGACCATGTGGAATGTTAATCGTAGGAACTTCAGTGATTCTTTCAGGTTGTTGACGGACAATATATCCCAATAATCCAACGTGAGCAATTGCCACGATACTGCCAACACTAATTGCGGCCCATTTAAGAGAAGGTTTCATGGTTACATCTTGTACGTGTCGTTTGTTTTTTCAACCTTTAAGGTAACTGGTGCTTGCTCAATACGAAGAGTTTGGTGTGGTGCAGTTTGTGCTGCTGCCTGAATCAAACGTTCCATATCGGCTTTGGAAATACCACCTCCACCATTACTACTCTCACCAGACTTCTTTGCTGCCTGAACACCAAAAGTAGCCAAAACCCCAGTAAAGACACTGGCGATAAAAGTTGGATCTAGTTTTTGCTCTGGGATTCCCAAAGCAGGGGGGAGTTTGATATATGCCAGGGTGAGTATTCCACCACTCCAAACAAGAATACCAAGGCGGACAAAGGTAGAAAGAATAGCAAGTTGTTCTTCTTTATCATCTGCTGCTTCCTTGATTTTGCCAAGAATACCTTTCTTTTTAGGTTTCTTATCTTCTTCGGTAGACTTTACTTCTTCAGGCATGAGTTACCAGGAAAGGCAACTTTATTTATCAAGATAGTTGTTTTCTACCAACCATTCACGAGTCTTAGGAGTAGGTTCATAATCAGACCACATGGTTCCCTGAGCACAAGACTCAAGTGCTGCTTGAGTCATACCTTCAGTCTTACCTGCCCAAGTTGCTTCTTTCTCCCAAGGAATAGCAGAAGGTTGCAATGCATAGGCTCTTCGTGCCATCTCTTGCCACATCTCAGGAACATCATCCTCATTATGAATAATAGCAATCAGACTATTATCAATCGTTCCTGCCATACAGTCTTGTGCAGCATGCCATCCTTCGTGACGCATTACACTCATCAATACGTGAGGACGCTTCATGAACGTTTTGTTCAAGAAAAAATTGTTACTTACAGTATGATAAACTCCACGATGTCCTACTGGAAAATACTTCTCATCTGCTAAAAACACTTTAACTCCGACCTGATCGAGAGCAACGAGCATTCCATTGAACTCATTAGCAATGACACTATAATCACCACTGGAATGATAGTTAGCAACATCATTAACACTGAATATTTGTTTAACATCTTCAGTACACTCTCTGAGTAACATACAACCCATTGAGTGCATTGTATAGAACTGATCATCTTTTAGGGGGCCTGAATGGGCAGGTAGGACAACCAGCGCCGCAGCAACCGCCATTAGAAATTTTTTCATGGAAGTGCAACACCGCCAGTCATGCTAGGAATAGAACCACCCATAGGAATAGCACCGCCAGTAGCACCAGGAAGTTCTGGCATAGCACTATCCATCATACCAGGGAGTGACCCTGCAATTGCCTCTGTTGCTGCTTTAGCAACATTCTCTTTGACTTGTTCAATGATGGCATCTCGTCGCAGATAAACGACTGTGCCTCCACCAACAATACCAGCAGTTCCTACAAAAGATAGAACTGCTAGAACATTAATTACTTTTTGCATAATAAGCCTCATAGTATTTTACAATTCCCGAGGTACTTGTATTACCTTGGGATACCCAGTCGTGGGCACACTCATAGATTGATTGACTGGAATATTTAGGTAAATGATTTATCATCACATGACTAAACTTTGACATCAAAACTTTGAGTGCTTGCTCACGAATTTTTAATCTTTGATCGTCATAACGCCAATCATTTGCAAACATTTTCAGAACCACCTTGGAAATTTTCAGAACCACCAATAGGATTTAGATGGAGTGTAGTTGATTGAGATCTAGTTGCCATATCATACATCACTTCATGGATGTTGTCAGGTTCATTTTCAGTTTTCCATGAACCAACAATATCACAATCCATATTTAAAATGATATCATCACAAAATTCTTTCATTAATTTTTGATACTCCATTTGAGTTTCCGTTAAAATTGGTTCACCGAACCACTCATCGTATGATAAAAAAATTGGTGCTGGATAAGTCATGACTGCCAGTGATAGTGAAAGAAGTTTCCTTTTGGATCGCACATTGGATCTTCTGATACAACACGATACGGTAGCATTCGCTGTCCTTTGAAACTTGTTCGGTCCCCAATGATACTGTAGGCTTTGAGAAAGTTTTCTCTTCCCTTATCAGATTTAAATTCATTCACTAAAGTTGTAGGAGCAGATGGTCTCCAATAACGAAATCCTTCATATTGTCCGGGAGCATAGACTACATCAGCAACATTGTTGGGGAAGTAAGGAGACCTGACACGATTAAGGATAGACACTGCTACACAGTATTCATCCATAGTGTTAGGAGCTGCTTCAACCTTGACTGCTCTTGCCAAATGGTCGTAGTCAATGGGCGTTAGTGCCAGGAGTGTTTCTAAAATCATACCATTAAAAAAGGAACCTCTTCAGTGCTTTCGTATTATAGGACATCATTTCAAGGTTGTCAAGGCAAGGAGTCATCTCCTATGTATTCAAGAGAAAATACATCATGATCATCTATGTTTGGGTCCAACCATTCGGAGAATTCTTTTTGAATAGCATAAGCATCATCTAAAGTTGGTGTTCTCTCCTTATCAATTTCACAAAGATAATGAATACGATCTATGACCCAATGGTAATTGCGTTCAAGAGTTTGTTCCAAAGTTACCATAATTTTTCTTCATGTACCTTCCTAGAATATTGCTATTATAGTAGAGAGGTCCTCCATCGTCAAGGGCTTCGGTTAGAACATTATTGATAAAAAGTTGTTTGGTCTCTTCATAATTGACCTTTCCTTTGGTCTTATGGAGACTTAAAATTTCTCTTGTAAAAAATTCGTTTCCAATCTCTTTACGGTCTTTGTTAAGTTCATCAGAACTGCCGTAGTATTTTTTCCAGTCGCTTTCAGATTTAACTCTCCTAGATTTACCTCTAGGCTTTCTATTTGACCAGAAGTATTTTCTTCCAATATACTGGCGACCGTTTTTGAGATTTGTAATGAGATAGACAAAACCGAAGTTATCGTCAATATTCTCAGATAAAAAATCGGTTCCCTTAAACTTCCAGGGATTTTCATAATCTGTCAAATCATTCCATCATCTGGAATTTATTTATCTTCAGTAAAAGCAGAGTATCCATCATAGTCACCAAACAGAAAGGCATCCGATTTTGCTGCCTCTCTGTATGCCTCTAAAGATTTTTCTTCTTCAGAATCAGAGACTAAATCCTGCGAATGTGTCTTTTGTGACATCTTGTTTGATTCCTCCAACGATGTAAGACTCAACCTCAGTTTCTTGAGGAGCAACTTGAAGACCCTTCGACGAAATCCAATGTTCCGTCCAGGGGAGTGGGTTATTCTTTGCGGGTATGTCATAGATTGGTTTTAGTCCAATTGCTTTCATTCTACGATTGGCAATCCATTCCACATATTGCTGAAGTAATCTATCATTCAAACCAATCATTGAACCATTCTTGAACAGATACTCTGCCCAGAGTTTTTCTTGATTAACACAGTTTTCAAATGCACCAATCAACCATTGCTCTTCTTCTTTAAAGATTTTTTTCATATCAGGATCATCACCTTCTCTCCACTTCTTCAGAATATTCTGAGTAATGGCAAGGTGTTGATTCTCATCTCTGGCAATCAGTGAGATGATCTTTGCACTTCCTTCCATAAGTTTGAGTTCACCAAAAGCAAAACTACAAGCAAATGATACGTAAAAGCGAATACCTTCAAGGATATTAACATTCGCAACTGCTCTAAAGAGTTTGCGCTTGAGTTCATATCTAGATTCTAATGCATAGGGAACTTGCTCCAATGCATGTTGCCAATCATTAGAATTATCATAATGATGTGCTGCATTAATAAACTCATTATATGCCTGAGTAACCGTCATGGCACGTTCAACAATGCGATCATCATTCAGAATGTGATCAAATACATCAGAGGGATCAGGATAAATGTTCTTGATGATATGAGTATATGAACGACTATGGATCATCTCCATGAACCCCCAGACCTCCATACATGCCTCTAATTCAGGAAGAGAGCAGTATGGGATAAATGCCATACCAGGACCACGACCCTGAACCGAATCAAGCATGATCTGATACTTCAAGTTAGAAGTAAAGATATGCTTTTGCTCTGGACGTAGTGTCTGATAATCAGCACGATCTTTCTGAAGAGAAACTTCCTCTGGTCTCCAGAAATATCCCAACTGCTGCGTTGTGAGTTTGTCAAAAATTGGATACTTGTAAGAATCGTATCTCTGAATACCCAATGGTTTACCAAAAAACATTGGTTGCTTTTTAGTGTCAACTTCCTCAGAGTTGAAAACAGTCATGGATTCAACCACTGGTTTTTCTTCTTTGTTTATCTTAAATTGTACAAGACTCACAGTCTTCCTCCTCCGCGTTTTCTAATTGAGAAATTAAACTATCAAGAGACTCCGTAGATTCCTCTACTTCATCGTTTTTATTATCGTATGTATTTTGGTAATAAGAGGTCTTCCAACCGTACTTATATGTAGTTAAAAGATCCTGTGCCATTACACTAACAGGAACTTCAGAATTTTCATAATGCTCTGGATTATAGGACCAGTTTCCAGAAATTGCTTGATCGAAGAATTTCTGCATAACTGCAACAATATTAATATACCCAGTATTCCCAGGCATATCCCAAAGCAACGTATAATTATTTTTAAGGGTTCCATATTGTGGAACAATTTGCTTCAAAGGACCTTTCTTAGATTTCTTAACGGACAAGTATCCTCTAGGTGGTTCAATTCCATTTGTTGCGTTTGACACAACGGAACTGCTCTCCGAAGGCATCTGTGCGGACAATGTTGAGTTCCGTACTCCGTATTCCAAAACCTGAGTTCTAAGACTCTCCCAATCGTACTGAAGCTCATTCGGCACAATTTCATCTACATCATGTTTATATGTATCAATCGGAAGAATTCCATTCCCATACTTGGTGCGATGACTATACTCACATGCACCCTTTTCTTTTGCAACATTGACAGTTGCCTGAATCAAATAGTATTGGAATGCCTCAGTCAAATCATGAACCAGTTTCCAAGAATCTGGTTGGTCGTATTTGACTCCATGTTTGGCAAGATAATGTGCTAGACCAATATAACCGATTCCTAACGAACGGCGTGCCTTAGTGGCAATCTCTGCTGCTCTGACGGGGTATCCTTGAAAGTCAATGAGTTCATCAAGACTCCTAACAGCAAGATCACAAAGAACATCAAGATCTTCAAGGTCCCTAATTTTACCAATGTTAATAGCACTAAGGATGCACAAAGCAATTTCCCCATCTTCATCATCAATATGTTGTAAAGGTTTCGTAGGTAGAGTAATTTCTTGACATAGATTGCTCATCTCAACTTTGTCAATGAAAGAAGAATGAGAGTTACAGTGGTCAATGTTCATAATGTAAAGACGACCAGTCTCTGCCCTTTCTTTTAAAAGGTCTAGAAAGAGATCCTGTGCCTTGACAGTCTTTCTTGGAACAGACTGATCTGATTCATAGTCCACATAGCAATCGTCAAATGCGTCAGTACCAAAAGCATCATAGAGACCTGGTACGTCATTCGGTGAGAATAAGCTAATCTCTCCATTCTTAATGAAACGTTCGTAGAAAAGTTTTGAAATTTGGATTGAGTAGTCAAGTTTCCTCACTCGGTTGTCTTCTGTACCCTTATTGTTCTTAAGAACTAGGATGTCTTCGATTTCGATGTGCCAGATTGGGAAGTGGACTGTTGCGGAACCACCACGAATCCCATTCTGAGTGCAACATCGTACAGTTGATTCAAACTTTTTAAGGAACGGGACAACACCTGTGTGTTGTACTTCTCCACCTCGGATCTTACTGTTGATGCCACGGATTCTGCCTGCGTTGATACCGATGCCTGCACGTTGAGCAACATATTTCCCAATAGCCATATCGCTAGTAAAGATACTATCGAGGGTGTCATCAACATCAACAAGAACACAGCTGGCATACTGTCTAAGAGGTGTTCTAACTCCTGCCATGATTGGCGTGGGGATGTTGAGTCTGTGTTTGGAGATTGCATCATAATATTTTCTAACGTAATCCAGACGGGTTTCTTTTGGATATTTTGAAAAAATTGTAGCAGCAATCAAAATATACATGAACTGTGGAGTTTCATACAAAACACCGCTGCTTCTATCCTGCACTAGGTATTTATCCGCAACCTGACGAAGACCGGCAAATGTAAACAAATAATCACGATCATGATCGATAAACGACTGAAGTTTATCAAACTCCTCATCTGAATATAAAGTTAAAAGTTCTGGATCATATACACCCTTTTCTACACAACTTGATATATGGTCCTTTACCTTTGGAATTTCATGCCTACGTCCATACAATTGCTTGCGGATAGAAAACAATAAGAGACGAGCAGCAACAAACTGATAATTAGGATGGTCTAAGTCGATCAAGTCTGAAGCAGAGCGAATCAAAATCTCTTGAATTTCTGCAGTTGTAATACCATCATAGAACTGAATACCAGATTGCATCTCTACCTGCGATGCAGAGACTCCTGCAAGGTCGGTACATGCCTCATCAACCATTCTATGCATCTTCTCAAGAAGAAGTGGTTCCTTCCCTCTTCCGTTGCGCTTTTTTACATTGATTCCATTGGTCATATTTTTTTCCAATTGTTAAATTTAATTTTTGCTTCTAAACCCGAGTAGGTGTTTGATTTTACCATAGACATGACATCATGTCCAGAAAGAACCATATCATTAATGTCTTTCTCAATTATGTTATTTGGCCAAATTACTATGGAGTTGCCATTATCGATTGTTCTACTGATTCGATTGACGATTTCTCGATTGCGTGGTTCGTTATCATAGACCCAAACAGGATTGCTAATACCCCAACCACTGACATCAACATCAGCTCCACACATAGCAATTGAGTTGCAAATGAACGTGCTGTCGAATGGTCCTTCTGTAATGTAAACGGTAGATTTTTTGTCAATAGTGTCAAGTCCATATACTTTTGGTGCATCCTCATTCAACATTACGGTGATGTATTTAGTGAATGATTTCCCCAGTGCTCTACCTTGAAAACCAATAAGATTTTTATCCTCATCATACATTGGGATTACAATGCGATTCTCATCCCTAATGATATTATCAAAGGTTGATTTCTGACTATTTGTCCACTCCATGAACTTGTCGGCAAAATAAAACTTGTCAGGATCTATCCCACGTTTTGTGAGATATTCTGACGCAATAGAACTTGAAGATGCCTTTGGCAACCCCAGAGATTTTTTGAATACAGGTTTGGTAAATTCAAACTTAGGTTCTTGAACTACAAAGTTTTTTCCTGTATGACCTTCTTTGAATTTCTCAAGTGTATATTGTTTGTGAAGAGTCGCATCTATCTGCTTAAGAAAATTATTAAACGATAAACTGGCACCACAATTATGGCACTTGAAGTTGACGTTATTTTTTACACGATAGAAATATCCTCGTGCTTTATTCTTTTGCTTCTGCGAGTCTCCACAAATAGGACAACGAAAATTAAAAAGATTTTCCTTGATTCTCTTAAATTTCTTAAGTCGTGAAGAAACTAGTCCAATATATTTGGCGTCAACCAAATCCATTACAAATAATTTACTATTTTGCTTCTCTTATTATAGTCGGTGATACGTTTGATGTCAAGACGTTTGCCATAATTCTTTGACCCGGCACGCTAACCAAAAATGATATTACAACGAGAGAACCAGCAATGCTCCACATCTTCTTTTCCATAAGACGAAGACGATCATCAATCTTTCTTATATCCCTTTCACATCCTTTCTTTATTTCATCCGTGGCACGATCCATATCCTTATGCAAAGATTCTATTTTCTCAAAGAGAACTGCATCAATACGATCTTGTTTATCTAATTTCTCATTATGAACTGCTAATAACTCACCCATCTTGATGGAGTTATCTTGCAGTGCTTCTACAACTCTCTCAACTCTTTCTAGTATTGCTGAATTAACGTTGTCGTTATCCATTTTTGAGATTTTGCATCCAAGTTCTACGGGTTCCATAGCGACCAATTGGTGTTGGTTTTCTTTTCTTCTTCAATCTAACCGGAGGATCATCACCGGCAGGTGCAGTTCCGGCAATTGCACCACCACCAACATTATTCGTAGGTGCTGCTGCAACCTCTTCTTTAATTGATCTAGACAAATTCATAATATTACTAAGTCTTCTATCATCTATCACATTCATATACTCCTTTGACGCATCTACCATAGAATCAATTGAAGGTCCATCACTACTCTTATTGAGTTGCAACTTCATAACAGGATATACACCCATGAACTCATCCTTTGCTAATCCAACCTCAGCAGGAGTTTGGTAGTCTTGGGTTAAAGTATCATCATCAATGGGAAATAGAAATTTATCAAACCTAGCAATTCCAGCACCAGTAGAGTTAGTAGGTGCTGCTTCTCTAAGTTGTCTAATTTTAGTAATGAGTGTATCTACTTTATCCATTAGACCGAATTAAGAGATGATAAACAATTTAGATCTTCTTGTATACTATTTATCTCAGTGTATGGGTATTCTGGCAATCTATTCAAATACAATAAAAAACTTTTTATGAAAGGCCAAAGTTCTCTTTCTAAGTTATAAAATAAAAGAGGCACGGCAGCCTCATCAAATACATTAAACAATACAGTCAAATGATTTAAAATTAGATGAATTTTTAATTCACCAGTATTTTTATACCGTTTCAGAAGTCTTTTAATATATTTTATTCGCTTCAAATCATCCTCAAAATCTTCTCTAGTAACAGATTGAGGGTTGTTATAAAATTTTATAGCAAAAAGTAAATAATTACTTTCGTTCAATTCATCAAATCTCATATTAAATTAATTTAGTATCAATTTTCGTCAGTAGGATATCCAAGTCCGTGAATACCAGTTTGAATTCCAGATGCTGCAACAAGAGTTTCTGATTTGACTCTTAGATTACCATGCATATCAATGTAGGTTTGGACACCAACCCATCCACCACCTTCTGTTCTATACTTACCAGTGTCTCCGTCATAGAGTGCAGAGGTAGTTTCAGAGATTCCATAAACGATTCTATCATAACCACCACTCTTTCTCTGGAAGTAGAGATGGTCATTAGCACTGACAGCATTAGAAATCGTCGATGCCAGACTGACAAGTTGCTGATTGGAGAACATAATTCTCGAATCTTTCGCAACAGCAACTGAAATAGTGCTGATACCAGAACCATTAGCAGCAAGCGTGATTGCTGTTGCTGCAATAGATGCAATAGATGCTCCAGCAACACCACCGATAGTGACATTGATACTAGCATCACCTGCAATAACTCCAGGAGGTGCGACAACAAAGATTGTTGAGAATCCAACAGGAGAAAGTGAAGTTACAGTTGCATTTGCTGTTCCTACACCAATGACTTCAATACCCGTTCCGGTCTGTGCGCCAGGGGAATCAAGATATTGATCTCCTTCCGAAATCATAAAACCACCTTGTGGGAAGGTGAAGATATCGGCAGAAAGTGCATCAGCACCGACAGCAGATGCTGCATTAGCTAATGCAGATTGTCCAATGGTTGCGAAGGCAGCGTCTTGTCTTCCAATAAATGTCTGGTCTTGAGTTGTATATTTTGGCAGTTCACTCAAGAAATATTCTGCTCCACTGATTGCCGCACCACTAAGACCAGTGGTAGAACCAATAGTACAGGATTGAGTTCCAGCAACTGATACGATTACAGCTTCGCCAAAAAATGTTCCGGGTCTCGAACCG